CGATGGAGATGGCCGCCAATGGTATGGCGCCTGACGGCACGCCGCTGCCTGTTCAGCAGCCCCAGCAGCCCCAGCAGCCACAGCGTGTGGTGGTGGCCTGATGCTGCGGACTCCCAACCCCGAGGTCCTGGCCGCCCTGCGGCGACTGTCGGCCCTCGACAACGACTTCAAGGTGGTCCTGGCCTGGCTTCAAGCCGAGCGCCAGGACCTCTCGAAGACGCTCTCTGTGCAGCGCGACTCCTGGACGGTCGCGCAGCACCAAGGAGCAGTCCAGCTGCTCGACAAGCTCTCCGAGCTGGTCGCGCAATCGCGTCGATGACGCACTAGCCCCGTTGGGGCGCAGAGCGCCGGCCTCTTCTGCCGGCAACCCGAGAACACCGAAGAGCGGGATCGCGCGAATACCCCTGCGCAGGGGCTCGCCTGTCTTCGCTCGGCGGCTCACGGAGACCCCATGCCCGTTCCACAAGCAGTGATCGAGATGGAGCAGCGCGCCAACGCGCTGATCCAGTCCATGAACGAAGGTGGCGCACAGCCGCCGACGCCCGCCCCGGCCCCGCCGGCGCAGGCGCCGGTCGCGGCGCCGGCTGCACCTCAGCCGCAACCGACTCCCCAGTCCCAGCCTCCGGCCAGCGCACCGGCGGCGGATACGTGGGAACACCGGTACAGCGTTCTGCAGGGCAAGTACAACGCCGAAGTCCCCAAGCTGGTGGGCCAGGTGAGTGAGTTGACCCGCAAGGTCGACGAGCTGACCAGGCTCAACGCAGGTCTGAGCGAACAGCTCAAGAACGCACCGGTTCAGCCGCTCGTCCGCCCGGAAGACGTGGAAGAACACGGTGAGTCGATGGTCGACCTGATCCGTCGTGCGGCCCGCGAGGAGCTGCAGGCGGCGACCAGCAAGATCGACGAACTCAGCCGCGAGCTGGACGCGATCAAGGGGCCGGCGCAGAAGGCGACGCAGCAGTCCTTCCTCACCAAGCTCGGCGAGCTGGTTCCCGACTGGGGCCAGATCAACGACGACGCCTCGTTCCATCGGTGGCTTCTCGAGCCCGACGAGCTGTCCGGAGAGATCCGGCAGACGTTGCTCGACCGCGCCCATGGTGCGCTCGATGGTGATCGTGCGGCCAAGATCTTCACTGCTTTCAAGCGGGCCAGGGAAACGTGGGCGGCTTCGGCCACCGACGCCCTGAGCCAACAGGTCGTGCCCAACACGGGGAGCGCCGGCGCACCGCCGACGCAGTCCGTACAGGGCAAGGTCTGGACTCGTGCGGAGATCAACGATTTCTACACGAAGGTCCGCACCGGACAGCTCAAGGGCCCGGAGGCCGCCGCCATCGAGACGGACATCCAGCAGGCAATGATCCAGGGTCGCATCCAGTAAGTCGACCCACTCGCCTGCTGGCCAAACCGAAAGGTGGCTCAGCATGAGCGTTGGTGTACAAGCACCGTACCCGCAGCTTGGCAGCGCGGGTGCAACGAAGTTCGTCCCGGAGATCTGGTCCGGGAAGATCCTGGTCAAGTTCTACCAGTCGACGTGCCTCACCGAGGTCACGAACAGCGACTGGGAGGGCGAGGTCAAGCAGGTCGGCGACAAGGTCTGGATCCGCGTGGTCCCGGACGTCACGATCCGCGACTACCTCAAGGGCCAGACCCTGACGACCGAAACGCCGACGTCCGCGCCGGTGCAGCTGGTCGTCGACAAGGCGAAGTATTTCGCCGTCGTCGTGGACGACATCGACAAGGCCCAGGCCGACGTGAAGCTGATGGACATGTACACGTCCGACGCTTCGCAGAAGATGAAGATCACGATCGAGCGCCAGGTCTTCGGCGCCGTCTATGCCGACGTCCCGGTCGCCAACAAGGGCACCGCCGCCGGCAAGGAGTCGGGCTCGATCAACCTGGGCACCGAGGCCTCCCCGGTCTCGGTGACGGCGAGCAACGCGGTCGACAAGCTGCTGGACGCCGGCAACGTGCTGGACGAGCAGGACGTGCCGCGCGAAGGTCGCTTCGCGATCATCCCGCCCTGGTACGCCCGGCACCTGAAGGCCTCCGACCTGAAGGACGCCAGCCTGACCGGCGACGCCACCAGCCCGCTGCGCAACGGACGGATCGGTCGCATCGACGACATGACCGTCTTCGTGAGCAACAACCTCGCGAAGATCACCGCCAGCGGCAACAAGTGGCACGTCCTGATCGGGACGCGTGACGCGATCAGCTGGGCGGCCCAGCTGACCGAGGTCGAGACGCTGCGTGCGCAGACCACCTTCGGGTGGATCCTGCGCGGGCTCAACGTCTACGGCTTCAAGGTCACGAAGGGCGAGGCCCTGGTCGACCTGGTCGTGTCGCGCGGCTGATCACCGTAGCCCGTGAGGGGGCCCTTCGGGGCCCCCTTTTCCTTCCACTGGAGACCCAGATGCAATTCATTCAGATCCGCGGCAGCGGCGACGTCTACCACTACACCGTCGAACTCGCGAAGCGCGACGACATCGACATCATCGAGGCGCCCGAGGGGTCGACCCCCGACACCGTGAAGGCCGCGCTCGAGGCGTCCCGTGAGCAGCTGGCCCGCGAAGCCGAGCTGGCCGCGGCCGAGGCCGAGAAGGCCCATGCCGTCCGTGTCGCGCCGCGCACCCAGAAGGTCACCAAGGTCACTGCGCCGCCCGCCGGCCTGAAGATCACCGTCGCCGGCGCCACCGTCGCCGCAAAGAACGCCGGCGAGGGCGGCGCCGGCGGAGCCGAGGGCGGAGATGGCGCTAGCGAGTGACGCGATCGCCTCGGCGCGGCGCGTGCTGCAGGACGCGGACGCCGAGCGGGCGTCCGATGCCGTCCTGCTCGGCTACCTGAACGGGGCCCGCCGCGCGATCCTGAAGGGCAAGCCGCAGACCTATGCCACCGAAGCCGACCTGACCCTGGTGGCGGGCAGCAAGCAGACCCTCCCGGCCAACTGCCACGTCCTCCTGGACATGCCCAGGACGACGGGTGGGTTGCCGATCACCGTCACCGAGCGCGAGTACCTGGACGCCCTACTGCCGGGCTGGCGCACGATGACTGCAGGCCCGACGCAGCACTTCTGCTACGACGAGCGCGAGCCCGGGTCGGTCGACGTCTACCCGCCGGCGGTCGCCGGCCAGGCCAACCGGATCGTCTTCGTGCAGATCCCGAGCGACATGGCCATCGGCCACAGCTTCACTGCACGCGAGGAGCTGCTGTACGACTCGATCGTCGACTACATGGTCGGCCGCACTTTGCTGGAGGACGCCGAGTCCCCGGCCAACGAGCGCCGCGGCATGTTCCACCTGACCCTGTTCGCTGACGCGATCGGCGTGAGCGTCAAGTCCATCCTGACCAACAGCCCGAACACCGCCAACGTCGGCGGCCGGCTGCCCAAGGTCGCAACCGGACGCTGAGCGTGAACTACCAGGATCTGGCGCCCATCGTCGCCATCGACGTCATGGGCGCACCGAACCCGCTGATCGTGCGCAAGATCGCCGAGGCCGCGAACGAGTTCTTCAGGCTCACGCGCGCCTACGAGGTCACGACCGCGCCGACCAGCATCACCGCCAACACCAAGGTGGTGGCGCTTACCCCGCCGACCGGCACCGACTTCCTCGAGATCAACGAGGTGTGGCTGGGCGGCACGCGCCTGTACCCGCCGGCGAACTTGCGCCTGCCCGACGGCTGGGAGCAGACCACCGGCCGGCCGGAGCGGTACGTGCCGCAGGGGCCCGCCATCCGCCTGCACCCGTACCCCATCGAGAACCTGGTCGACCAGGTCGTCATCAAGTACGCCGTCGTCCCGAAGCTCACCGCCATCAGCATCCCCGATGAAGTGGGCGTCGAGTACCAGGACGCCCTGATCGAGGGAGCCAAGGCCCGCCTGCTGGCCATGCCGCGCAAGGACTGGGCCGACCGCCAGGCCGCCGGCGACGCGCGCTCCCTGTTCGTCATGCGCGTCAACGAGACCAGGCTCAAGGTTCGCAACAAGGGCAGCAGCGAGGTCCAGTACAGGGTCGTCTCGAGGTTCGTATGACCGTGGACGCTGACCGCTTCGAGAAGCTGGTCGAGCGCCTGGAGGGCGTGTCGGCCGGCCTGCAGTCCGTCGCATCGGACATGCGCGTCCTAACGGAGCGCCTGCTGCTCACGAGCAATGCCGTCACGAAGCTCGAGAACGAGATCGCCGAGGAGCGCAAGGAGCGCCTGAAGCTGCGCGCGGACCTGGACAAGTGGGTCAACCGCGGCTGGGGCGTCTGGGGCGCCCTGGCGGCCGCGTTCGCCATCGTGACCGCCATCGACTGGGCGAGGGTCCCTGTCCAGATGGCGCCGCCCGCCTACAACGGCACGAAAGCCCCCGAATACCAGAACTCCACCGGCAAGTGAGGTTGCATGCCGAAGAAGCTGATCGCCGCGACCCAGTCCAACGACAAGGTCTGCGGCAACTGTGAGCACTTCGTCCTCGACGAGGACATGCAGGAAGGCGGCGACTGCTATGAGGGGCCGCCCGTAGCTGTCTTCGACCCAGAGGACTCGTCGGTGTGCGCGCTGCGACCGCCCGTGCTTGTCAGTGAGCGAGCGTGCGGCCGCTTCGCGTGGAGGGCGAAACTTGAAGGCTAAGACGACCGACGAAGAGTTCATCGCCATTTGGCGCCGGAACAACGGCTACGTTCCAGCAGTCGCCAGGGAGCTCGGAGT